GTATGGTGGGTCAATGCGAGCATGGCGAAAGATGAGTAAGCACCCATTGGCTGCCCGACGGTATATTTAACATAACAACCATTGTAAAAGTACTTCATTGATTTAATCAAATTAAATCAAATGGTACCCAATACAGGGTTGAGATGATTAATTATATCCCTCTGGACGTCTAGTGGAAGCCTGTCCGTTGCTGCAGATAAATCAAAACTATAGAACGTTTGATCTTTCGGCGTCCTCTTGATCAAAAGATCGAGGGGAGCCTCTTGATTAAACGTTCCGTCTTGAGGTATCCGCTTTAACAGAGCAAACAAGCCATCATGCAAAGGCCGTAATGAAGCTTGGATCCACCAGTTGGTTATTGCAACCACTCTGGCTTTTCCAGCAACATCACGAACCACTGCTAGCTTACCCAAATGAAGTTTCTTCAAGTCTTTAAATAGTAAAAATACTAAATAAAGAGGAGAAGCTATGACATTGAGGGCTAGAATTCATAATACAAGAAAGAGATTGCCACACTTTCAATTATACAGAAACAAGTACCATAAGGTACGAGGTTCGTGTATAAAGGCAAGTGCGTCAATCGAAGCAGACCAAGCTGATTTAACAGCATTGGGACCTGCACTTTCTAGCATTATTAACCTAGCATTGCTTAGTTTCACTGTGGTAGATATCCCTAATAAGTCATAAAGCGCTAGATTTACAGGAAAAGTAACTAACTTTCCTGCAAAGGACTTTGTAATAGTCCCTAAGTCTGGCTTAACTTTATAGTCTATTAGACGATAAATACAAAGCAGAGTAAGGAGGGTGACCACCAACATACGTTCAGTACCGAGATTATTTCTAATCTTGGAACTTATTATATGAGGGATCCCACGTCAGTCTCTGGAAACTAATATTCCGTTTCCGGAATATTTCGCTTCCCCTTGACCAGCTAGATAACGTATTAAAAGTCTAACACACTCTTTAAGATAAAGGTGTGTAAACTTTTTACCAGATTTCTGTAAAAGAAATTTGATACGATTTCTAGTGAAGTTAAG